ACATCTTCGACAACGCCAAAGAACCAGATGAAATTCATCCCTAGGAATTCATTTTCTACCTTATTCATGTCCAAATATCTCCTAGATCTTTATCTACTTTCTCCATCGAGCTGATTGAAGAACCATATGAGTCCTTGATACAGGTCAGCTTTGTGACATATTGCTTTGTCAGCTGATTATATTTGTGAACCACTTTAGTGATTAGGAAGGTAGCAGTGATTTGATCTGAACCTACCTTCTCTGTAAACAAAAGGTTGTATTGATTTTTGAGCTTCTCATGAGCGTAATTAACAGGAATGAAGATATTGATTACTTGGCCTACTGTGCGTAGATTATCTCCAGGTATAACAATCTCTAGCTCTGCGCTGTAATCCATCAATCCATTCTTGACAATTCTCATATTCAAGAAGTCTTGACGTGTCTTTGGATAAGAGATATTGTTATCTCCTGTCTTATTCTCCATGTAAGTATAGTCTTGCTTTTTGCTATCGACTGCCAGCATGCGCGTATGATAAGGAGCTCTGGTTGTTTCGTGAATTGAATACGGAGACATTATTCCAAAGTTGCTTAGGTTGGTGAATCCTGCAGAAGTATAGTCCCAATAATAGCTGAATGTCTTTTGTGTGAACTGTTTAGTCAATGGATCAATGGATAACACTTCGTTATCGTAAATACCTGTTTCAATTCGCTTCGCTGTTTCAGGAGATTGAGTGTGTTTTAGATCATAAATGATTTGATACTTACGCACTGGGTCTGGCTCTACGATATCTTTTGAGTCCGCGACGTTTGGATCAGCCAAATAATACGACTCAACCGGCTCTTGATCGATGAGACTACTGATTGTTTTGAACTTATATCCAATGCGATCACGATAGAATACATAATCACTCTCTGGATATGTGTTCGATTTAGCTTGAGACGACAGATAATTAATGAACTCAAGGGGATTTGATTTGTTGCCTACAAAAGAATGAAGACCTTCTGTTTCATCTAGCTCAATGGGTGTTGGAACACTTAGATATTTGACAATGTTCTTACCATGTGTGTCTTCATTATCAAGGAAATGTGTCTCGTATTCCTTGTTGACAATGTCTTTGATTGTTTTACCTACGTACCCAGCAGTGGATTCAGATTTGAGATTGATGATATTCTCTTTTGAAACAAAGTGGATGACATAACCTTCCATGCGTTCCTCAAGCTTTTCTCTTTTGGTGACTTTGTAAACGCTGAAGATATAAGAATTCGTCTTTGATCGATTAGGAATACCGCTAGACTTGAACTTAATCACGAGCGTCTCCTCACCAATGACAGGGAGGATGTCCGAAAGGTCGACAGCTTCTGCAATCAAGATTGTCCCAGAGATGTGGTCGAGGAATAAGTTTTCATAAATTGTCATCTCCATCTGCATACCTTTGAGATGGACGAATTTATTGCCTGCATGATTTATCAGGGTCAACTCTTGAAAGTCAATATTGTTTACTTCAATTTGTTCTATCATGTATCAAAGATGCCGTCTGCTAATTGTGTCAGTCTTGTGATATATTTGCTATCAATAATCTTGATTGATCGCTTTGCATCGTTAAGGTCTGTCTCATAGTCATAGTCGTACTTAATTCGTCTGTCTGCTGCAGCAAGAGTATTATATGTAGTAAGGTCAACCTGATATGTCTTCTCAGGGACAACTGTTCCATCATATAAAACTTGATGTGCCTGGTAGATCCATTCGTAATGATGAACTGTACCTTGAGCCGTTGAGACACTTCCATATTTCTCTTTGATAAAATTGGTAAAGGAAGCGTACTCCAAGGGCCAATCAAAGTGAGGATCAATGACTAGATTAGCCATCATAATCACCCAATCGAGCGTTGGGTCGTCGTAGTATTTGAATGCTAGCACGTCTGGACGCTCACCGTCTTGGATGCTATGCTCATGGAACAATGACGCGCGCGAACGGAGCATATCCTGGATCTTGAAGCGGAGCGTGATATTCGTCACCTCTTCAAATCGACCGTTCTTCTTCACGTCATAATTGACTGTAGGGAATGGGGTGAAGTAAAAAGACATTAGCGGTTGCCTCCTTGGACATCTTGTCGCGTTGTCACAGAAGTCTCAAGGAATTCCATAGCAATGTCAACAGCGACAGGAGCCTTCTTGCCACCGATATCGTGGAAGTGGGGTCCTGTAGGCTGATAATTGACCGTGAATGAAGTCAGCACAGACGTCGCAATGTCGAACAGATATTCATTCGTCTTTGTATCGCCCAATGGAATTTGGATGTCGAATTGGCGTGGATATCTGAAGAAGTGCTTGTCTTTGATATACGAGGGCAGCATGGCTTCCTTGAAAATTTTAATCAAATCTCTTAGGTTGTCCTGCTCTTGTTTTGATTGTGGGACAAGACGGTATTGAAACGAATGCTTGCGGAAGTCTGGTCCTGAAAACAGCACTGCGAGGTGAGGGTTTGCCGCAACTCCCAGACCAGCAAAAGCACCTTCGACTGCTTTGCCCGTTGCGTAACCCGCTGCAGCACCCGCCAAGGTGCCCAATTGGCCAGTGAGCGCACTGCCGACTCCTGCGCCAATGAGTGGTGCTAACTCCGATTGCAACGCTGTAGATGCCAGGTTCAATCCAGCCTCTGTTGTGATTTTCTTCTTTAGCGAAGACAGAGATTTAGAGCTGAACAGATCGCCTATGGTACCGTCCGAGTCATTTGCTACGCCCGCGACCGCGGCACCGATTGGCCCCAATTGAGCATTATTATACTGCGCCGAGTAACCCGTCGATAAATTTTGTGGTAGAGGCAATACTATAGTTGCATCAGTCTCACTATCTTTTATCTCTCTGCTATTGAATACATATTTCTTTGAAATGAGAAAATTGACAAAGTGATCGGAATTTTCAATATTCAAAGGAAAGACTACTTTGCCCCTAACCGACAGAGGCACAGGTTTTGAATTGAAATCAATATTCTTTATTTTTTCTATAAACCCATCATGTGAACTAGTGATGGTATTCTTATCGTGTCCAGACATATGTCTTCCTTAAAGTATTCTTCATTTGTATTTATACGGTCTGCTGATAAATAAGAATATGGGAAGACCAATCAAGACAAAGTTCATGCCAAAGAACCCAGCTAAATACAAAGGGGATCATAGGAAGATTGTGTCTAGATCATCTTGGGAGAAGAGATGTATGAATTGGTTTGACACGACCGACAACGTGATTGCCTGGTCATCTGAAGAGGTCATCGTCCCTTATCGCGATCCATTCACTGGCCGCGCCCGTCGATACTTTCCAGATTTTGTGATAAGAATGCGACGGGGTGATGGGAAGATCCAGACAGTCATGATCGAGGTCAAGCCCGATGGTCAGACGAGACCGCCCAAAACGCAGAAGAACCGCACAAAGCGGTACATCAACGAGGTTTACACTTGGGGCATCAATAAGAACAAATGGGAGCAGGCGCGCCTATACTGTGCTAAGCGCGATTGGGATTTTCAGATATGGACCGAAAAGAATATGGGATTTACCTAAATGAGAGCTCCTCCAATTCGTGTCGGATCGTCTCGCGTAGGTCGAATACATGACCGAGACCCCGTTCGCGCGTACGGTAAGCCATGCCCCGCACTGATAGGTTTACCTGTCTACACAAATGTTTTATCACATCTCGTTCGGAAGTGAAGCGTTCAATGATGGGAGTCATTGGGATTTACCTGATTCCCTCCCCATTGAGCTTACGGAGTTCCTCTCGCGCGAAGGTCAATTGAGCGTAAAGGCTCTTTACCTTCTCTTCGGCAAAGTACAGATCATCCACCAGACTAGTCTTTTCGCGCTCTGCCTCTTCTTCTCGATCCTTCTCGCGGGCGGCTTCTTTCGCCGCCCTAACTTTCTCGCTTGAACCGAACATTGTCTCTCTCCTCATCGATTGCTGATTTAATCTGATCTACAAAAATTGTAATTGGATCGGTCAATTTTAAATCCAGCTTCGACCACAATTCGGCCTCGGCGTGGTTCCGGGCTTCTTTAAAGGCATGTTTCCAAATCTCGTAATCCACCTCAGTAGATACGATCCTGCTCATGCCGCTTTGAGCGCGTCACGCGCGAGGAGCGCTTCGAGCTCTTGTTTGTATTGAAATGACTGGATGTCGCTGTGCCACAAGTAGTAGCTCACGTCGCCATCCACGTCATAAGAGAACATGTCGGCGCGAAGCATTGCTGCCGGGGACATGCCGAGATCGTCGCCGCTGTTGAGGTAGCTGCGATGGGACGCGATGTTGGCGATCTCTTTCGCCTCGTAGCGCGCATTCTCGTCGTCCATTTCGGACAGGAGATTGTCCCAAAGGACCTGCTTTTCGGCGTCTGTCGCCGTGAGTTGATAATGATCGCCTCGCGGGCGATATCCGCGCGCGTCCTTGTGGAGGTCTGAATAGAGATTATCGTCAAACGAAAATTGCGTGGTCATGATTTCTTCCTCTTCCTCATTGTGTAATTATATAGTAACACAAAAAGACGCGGTTGTCAAGCACTTTCTTTCATAAAAAGTCATTTTCTTTGGCGTGGATTTCAGCACGGATATTAAGCCACACGTCGATTTCTCGTCTATAGATGACCTCAAGCAAAATGTTGTCCACGCGTCCTCTTAGGGAATTGCTTACTTGAGCAAGAATAGCGTTATCCATCTCATTAGTAACCTGTTCCCAGATGACATAATCAATCATTTCTTTCATCTTGGATTTCCTCGGCGATCACATACCATATAGTCATTTCTCGCACGTAGATGGGCTCAAGTAAGCTGACATCTACATGCTGTCTCAGATCACAGCTCGCCAATTCAGCAATGATGAGATGCATCTCCGCCTCAAGATCCTCCCGCATAAAGCGGGCTTCGGCTATCATTTCAAGCTGTCCAATTCGTCAGTGATTGCATTCCAAACTTCCCATTCTTTGTGCTTGATCCGGCCTAACACTTCGTCCTTGATCAGGCCAATTGTATCCATATCAACTCGATGTTGGACGATATGAATACTATTGCTCATACTGCTTGGGAAGTGGGTGGTCACCGGTATCATGAGTCCGCCAAACGAGCGCGGGTCTCGGAAATACTCTCTTGGGTGTCATCGATTAGCCAATTCATGTAATCCTCACGATTGAATCCAACCCAGGGGATTTTGAGCGCGTCGAGCATCTCGAGCAATTCGCTCTCTTCCTGGGCTGTGATAGGGTTATATGCATGGGTGACCAGCGCGTGTTCATACGCGACAATCCGCCAGTATTTGGATAGATTAGGTAAGGACACGCGCCGTTCCATTTGGAAAGAGGTGAGTGATCTGAGACGTCTTGTACCCCTTGGCGTGACGCTCTGCTGACTTCAACGTAAAAAAGCTCAACAATTGGATTTGCCGTTTCGTGTCAACCCACTGAACAGCGAAAACCTCGCGCGTGGGAAAGTCGACCGAGAGCATATTGGTCTTCCGATCTGGCGTCTCGAATATCCCGCTCATCGCTTGAGCCTCTCGAGTACTGCCTGCCGTCGATCCTCGAGCAACGCTTTGGTCTCGGCGTTCTCTGTGTCGAATCCCGAATGACTCGCCTTAAAAGCCGGCGTGAACTTGTCTCGATTTATCTCTTTGAAGACCCGGTTGAGGGTAGCGGTGTCAATCTGTCCATCGAGATCGATGGTCTCAATCTCAAATGCGGATTCTGAGAATTTTTTCATTTGAATTTCTCCAATTCTCCAAGGTAAAGTTCATCTGCGGCCTCAACGGCGATCTCGTCAATCACTTTGTCTGCCAAGTAATTGTTATGAGTGAGTTGCTCACTGATAGCGCGTGTAACCGGCGCTTCAAATCGACCAGATTGCATCTGTTCACGAATAGGTTTCAGACTTACGCGGATAGCCTTCACTCGATTCTGAACCGCTTCCAAAAGGTCTGGATAATCAAATTCCTCTAAACCTTTCGTGAGGCGTTTCCGCATTTCGGCTTTGTTCATGTATCTAATCCTTGAGAGTTGCTACGTGAGCGGTGCCAATATCGATCAGCACATCATACATGACTCGGAGCTGAGAAATCATAATTTGCCGACCTTCTTCGTGCTCCGCTTCCAAAATATCGCCTGGCTCGACTGCGCTTATCCGCGCCAGGTGCCGGCGATTGTTCTCAATCATGTCGGCCAAACGTCGAATGCGAGCGACTGGCAGAAGATTTTCAAGATCTGCGACCAAGGCGTCTTTGAAATAATCGTTGCTCATCGACCCATCCCCTTTGCTAAGAATTTGAAGAAATGAACGGGATCGCCGTTCACGAAATCGATATGGACCAGCTTGTCCTTGACTTGCGCCTGGACCTCGTCGCCACACATCAGAACGAACTCGATCACCACACCCAGAGGAATGAAATTCATGCCACTAGGACCTTCGACCTCGAATGTCTGCTGACGATCAATTCCCTTCTCATCGATGAAGGTAATAATCCAATTTTCAAACGAACGACTCATGCCACTCAGCTCCCATCTTCGGACCAATCCTCGACAACGCGGAACGTGTCGCCCGGATTGACATAACCCAGTTTCTGGATCACTTCGATCAACTGATCTTTCACCCGAACATCGAAATTCTCTTCGGATTCGTTCACGCGGTTCGCAACGAATGCCATCAGGTGGGTGCCACCAAGTGTCTCGAGTTGTATGAAAGTACCATTCATGACCAAGTTCCATTCTCAAATTGTTCGATGATTTCCAAGCACGCCTTTTTTGACTCGGCGTAAAAGATGTCGTCGCCACGACCCAGAACCATCCAGGTCGTCCATTTGTCAAAAGCTTCTTCGCTCAATCGGACTGTATACGTGTTGCTCAGACCGACTGTTTCGTATTCGCCTTGCCAAATCTTTTTCGTCTTAATCGACATTACATCTTCTTCCTCATTGTGTAATTATAGAGTAACACATTTTTGAGCGTTTGTCAAGAACTTTCTTTCATAAAATGTAATTTTATTTCTGTAGATAATATATTGATACGGTCGTTGGCGCCATACCAACGCACTCGGACATACCGCCATGCAAGGTGATCGACCCTCTTGGCGACCAGCGCATCGGACGCGGCTAGCTTGCCCTTGTCGATTATGTACCTGCCTAGGGATTTAGAAATCACTTGTGACCTCCTCACGGATCATCATGTCTGATTGCCTCCACTGCTTCCTCTCGTATCATTGGAATCAGGTGATACTTGAAAAGAAGTTTTATTTTCAGATGAGGGTTCAACACCTGCTCCGGTAGTGCGCCGGCGGAAAACTTATGCTTATAGTAGATCTGAGACATTATCGATTGTTTCATATAAATATGATAACACAGCAACAGGAAATGTCAAGCACGAAATGGCAGCTTATATCTTTGACGATATGCTCACCAAGGGCATCAGATCAGGTCAAATTCCAGCTAGAACTCAGAAATCACGGACTTGGTATCGGAACGCCGGCAAGCAATTCTCAGGTCTCAAATCGCATACGCTTCTGAAGCAGAATCCGTCGAAGCTCACGGGACAGCTCATGATGGGCAGCATGTTCTTGTTTTCATATGATCCAAAGCATAAGAAAACCCTCCCTTACTATGACCAATTTCCGCTCATCTTCCCATTTTCGTCAGATAAGACCGGCTTTATGGGAATAAACATGCATTACCTATCGTTACCCTTGCGCGCGAAACTGATGGATGCGTTGTATGATTTGACCACAGATAAGCGCTACGATGAGAAGACAAAGCTTCGCCTGTCATATGACGTTCTCAAAAGTGCCTCGCAGTTCAAGTGGTTTAAGCCGACTGTGCATAAATACTTGAGTAAGCACGTTCGATCACAATTTCTAATGATCGACTCAGTGGAGTGGGATATTGCCCTGTTCCTTCCGCTTGAGAAATTTGTTGGTGCTTCGAAGACCAAGGTATGGGCAGAGAGCAGGAAAGCAGTCTAATGGCATTTAACGTACTCAATCTACAGTCAGAGATCAACAACTCTGGTCTTGCTCACTCTGGCTATTTCGAGGTGAGAATTACTCCTCCTGTACTAGGCAGCGCTCTTGTATTGAGCAGAGGTTTGTCTTTGCGTACCGACACAGTAACAATGCCAGGTCGAACACTTATGGCGTTGGATAACTACAGAGATTATGGTGTGACGAGAAACATTCCATACACTGCTAACCACGGTGAAGTAGGAATGTCGGTTATCTGTTCTGACGACATGCGCGAAAAGGAAATGTTCGATAAATGGCAGGACCTCATTGTAGGCAGGTATCGTGTAGATGATCCCGCTGAAGCAGACAAATACAACGTTGGATACTACAAAGACTACGTTTCTACAGTAGAGATTGATCGATTTAGACCAGATGGAATGAAGACGTATTCCATGAAGCTCATCGAAGCATGGCCACGCACAATCAGCGGACTGCCTATGGATTGGGGAACCGTCGATGCTCTGCGCCTCAACGTCCAATTCAATTTCCGCTACTACATCGTTGAGCAATCAACAAACAGCGACAAGCACGGTGGTGCCGGACCTAGCAATTCATCGAATGGCATTGATCCGTTTGATGGAGTGGGTAAACCTAGAACAGATGCTTTCAAAGGAAATGATCCGTTCGATGGAATTGGCGGACCCGTAAATAGACAATTATAACTACATGGAGACATAATGACTTTACCATCAATAGTGACACCTGAATTTGAAACTACAATCCCTTCAACAAAGGAAATAATCAAATTTAGACCCTTCCTCGTCAAAGAGGAAAAGATCCTTTACATTGCAATGTCAAGTGAAGATAACAAGAGCATGGTTGACGCCATTAAAAAAATCATGGTGTCATGTTTCGATTCCAATATGGATATTGAGAAACTTACATTCTTTGATTTTGAATATTTATTCTTACAGCTACGCGCAAAGAGCGTGAGTGAAATATCAGAGTTTTCCTTGACTCACAATGTAGAGGGGTGTGAGCATGTCAATGACGTTAGCGTGAACATTGAAACAGTCGAAGTACAGTTTCCTGCAGACGCCAAAGACGTAATAATGATCACCGATACGGTTGGCATAAAGCTCCGCTACCCAACGATCAACGATCTGTCTCGACTAGAGAATCCTGACGTGGATGCAATCATTGATTTATTCTGTGACTGTATCGTGACCGTCTTCGATGGCGATACCATGTTCGAAGATTACGATAAGAAGCAACTCCGCGAATGGATCGAGAACCTGTCACAAGAACAGTTCAAAAACATCACCGAGTTCTTTGAAAACATGCCGAAACTACAACATGAGATCAAGTATACTTGTGGTGGATGCAATGAAGATGTGAAGGTTACCTTGGAGGGTCTTCAAAGTTTTTTTTGATATGTCTTAGTCATGGAAGTTTAGCCCAATACTATATGATGAATTTCAGTTTGATCCAACATCACAAGTGGTCATTAACCGAGCTTGATAACATGATCCCTTGGGAACGGGACATCTACATAAATATGCTTATACAGTTCATAGAAGAACAAGAGAAAAAAGATGGCAATTCTAGCTAACGACAACGTCTTACCAATAGTCAATGACAATACGCCAGGACAGCTGAGCATTGTTGACGTCTTGAGCAAACAAAGCTCAATACTAGATGGCATCTTCAAAGAGATCAAGCGTATCAATGTAGGGCTTGGTAAGCTCCTCAATATCGAAAAGGCAGGCATGCTGAGCGCTGTTCGCGCGCGTCAACTTGCAGCCGAGAATGCCTTAGAGGCGCGTCCAGATGGAAAGCCGGAAGTCACTGTTAAAAACGAGGGTGGCGAGAGCGTATTCTCTAAGCTCTCAGGAATGCTTGGCGGTGCTAGCAAGAGCGGTCTGTTTGGAAAACTGTTGATGGCAGGACTCGTCGCGTATGTTGCGTCGCCGAAGTTCCGAGAGATCATGGACACGGCGATGACTACTGCTTTCGACTATCTAGGCAGTGATGAATTTCAAGATAAGGTCATTTCGATTGTCAAGGACATCAATTGGAAAGATCTAGTGACTTGGATTTTCTTGGGTTGGAAAGCCGCTACGATCATCAAGCTTGGTAAATGGCTTGGCGAAGAATTGGGCAGTTTATTGTGGGATGGAGTTGTTAAAGATAGCTGGATGGTTGATACTTTTGGTTTGACAGAGGAGAATATGAAAGCTGGGTTCGCCACCGCGTTTGGTGGATTGTCGCTCGCTGCAGTTTTGTTCTCTGGGAAATTTTTTAAAGGAATTGCGTGGTTCGCAACCGTGTTGGCGAAAGCAGCATGGGGCGCAGCTAATGCTGCTGCCAGATGGCTCGGCGTCCCTATCGCCCGCGCACCATCAGGTCCCGGCGGGGTGGCTGCGGGTACATCTACAAATTTGAGAACTATGGGCGTTCCTAATCAATCTCACGGCAACTTGAGAACTGATAAAGCTGGCACTATCATCAATTCAAAAGGCCATCCTATCTCAAATAAGGAATTAGCCAAACTGTCACCCGCGCAGAAAAAAGGCTTGGGGGTCGGCGGCAGTAATTCTATGTTGGGCAAATTTAAAGGAATTGGACGGCTTGGATTGATCACGGCTGCAGTCACAGCGCTCGGCGCGGTCGTCGCAACATCGGCAATGGCTCTTGAACAAGATGCCAAAGATATCTCACCGGCGGATTTGAAAAAGGAAGCTGCAAAATCTGCGCTGAGCGGACTTGGAGATAGTGCAATTGCAGGAGCGATGATGGGCTCTTGGTTTGGTTTGCCAGGCGCCGCTATTGGCGCTGGAGTTGGTTTGATGATAGGAGTATTTAATTTAACCAATGAAGACAAATCCAACATTGCAGCATGGTCGTCTAGTCTTTGGGATGACACTATATCATCAATGAAGAAAACGTTTAGAAAGCTAGCATTTCTTTTCAGACCTAAAACTCTTGAAGAAAAAGAGCGAGCGCATAGAGGTACTGAAAAAAGAGATGGTCATGGAGACAATCAACCCATCGAAGAACAAGTTAAGGGCCAACTATTCAAACTACCAAAAATTGATGCTGGCGACAAAGCTGAAATAGATTCCATGTCCTCTAAACAATTGAGAGAGGCTATCTCAATTGAAGATGTTCCAAATGCACCACAACATCAAAAAGATCTAGTCAATTACATGAGACGTCGATTGGAAGAAATATCCAAACCGATTGTCACGCCAAAAACTCCTAATGACATGCTAATGGGT